ATGAAAATGGAATACGAAAGATACAGTGAAAGATACAGACGGAATGAAACGAACGGGAATGTGGGTATAATTTCCGAGGATTCAGAAGTCATCAGGAGGCGGACGATGTTGCAGGAACAGCAACGCGAAGAACTGCGTAGAAAGAAATTAAAGAAACGAAAGGAAGAGCTGCGCCGGCGCAGAAGGAGAAAACAACGGGCAAAGGAATTGTTCTGCTTGTGTATCTGTGTTGCCATGCTGGTATTGATCGTGGCATTGGTGCGGAGAGGGATTTCCTCTAAAAAACAGGATGTATCCGAAGTGGTGGCTGCCAGTGAATCGGCGTCCACAGAGCAGCAGGCAGATGCCGCGGAACCAAAGGTGTCGGCAACCGGAGAGATTGCGCAGGTACAGAGTCAGGCATTGCCGAATTATTATGAGAAGAAATATATGGTGGGTTCACCGGCACACTATTCGATGGAGGAGATTCAGACAAGATTGAAGAATCTGGCAGACCGATACCCGGAGTTTCAGACAATCTACGATCACATGGATCAATACCCGGAGGCACTTTTAAATAATTTATGCTGCAATCCGAATATGCTGGATTTTGCGCTTGGCTATCAGGAAAACTATGATACAACTTCAGGTACGTTGGAGGCATCTGAACTAGATGGAATCCCTCTGTTTATCCAATGGGATAAGCGCTGGGGCTATGATGCCTATGGAAATGATGTTATCGGATTGTCAGGTTGTGGACCAACCTGTCTTTCAATGATCGTCATTGGACTGACGAAAAATCAGGAGGCAACACCGGACAAGCTGGCGGACTATGCAACGGAACATGGATACTATGAGCAGAATTCCGGAACGAAGTGGTCATTTATGGACGAGGTGGCTGCAGTGTATGGTGTACAGGGATATTATATCTATCTGAGTAAAGATAACATGCAGGAAGAACTCTCACAGGGACATCCGCTTGTATGTGCGATGCGATCCGGAGACTTTACTTCGCAGGGACACTTTATTGTGATCGCAGGAATGGAAGGAGACAAGTTCCTTGTTCATGATCCGAATAGTATAGAACGGAGCCAGCAGTTGTGGGATTATGATACATTACAATATCAGATCTCTGCGATCTGGGCATTTAAGGTCGCACAGTGACCGAAAAAAGGAAACCAAGCCCCCAATTCGACAAAATTAAAAAAATGAAAAAGGGGGTTGACTTTCCAAAATTAGAGTGCTATTATAAGCAAGCTGTCACTGAGACGACAGCAAAACTTCAAATTCGACATCACCGTCGAAATCAAAAACTTTGAAAAAAATGGTAAGTTGTAAAATCAAATGCAACAAGAGTAAATAAGTTGTTGCATCTGATTTATAAATTAAATCGAGAGAGTGTAACAAGAGAAATAAAAAACTCTTGTTGCACTCTTTTTTTATTGCAAAAAAAACAGAAAGAAAGGTGGAAAAAATGAGAAAAGGAAACAAAAGACTGACCTTTGCAGATAGGGAAAAGATTGAAAATATGCTTAAAACCGGGGCAAGGGTTACAGAGATTGCAGAAGCGGTGGGCGTGCATAGAGCGACTATTTACAATGAAATGAAGCGTGGCGGCGAACCGTACAGGGCAGAGGTAGCACAGAGGACGATTTAAGACAGTAGCAGGAAAGCGAGGAACTTAACATGAAAGCCAAAATATTAAGAGATACCACAATAGACGGACTGGCAGAAAAAATAAACAGAGAGTTTGAAAACTCAAAAGCACCATTTTTACAGCAAGTATGCACGCAGTACAAAACGGCGGTAGTTCCTAAAATGAGAGGGAAAGAAATTGTGGGGCACGAGGTTGAGTATTCAGCACTTATTTTTATTGAAGAGGTAGGAGAAGCAAAGGAACCAGAGAAAGAAGCAATACGGCAGCAGGAAAGTTGGATATATAGACCGTTAAGCACAGACCCAGATGCGGAAAGAAAATTGGAAGCAGTGGAAAAAGCCCTGGGGTTCAAATTGTTTATTTGGCAAAAAACATTTATTGAAAGGGGAGTTTTCCGGCAGTATGGAGAAACCACAGCCAGGATTTTAAAAGACCTTTTGGACACAAAAGCACAGCCGTTGGACTATACAGAACCTTGCGGAAGTGTAAGAGAAAATTTTTACCGTATGGAAACCAGAAATATAAAAGAAAAACTGGATAATGCAGGAATAGCAACACGGGCGGTTTTCTTTACTAAGGAAGAAAAAGTGGCATACATGAAAATGAAGAATTAAGAAAGCGAGGAACTTAACATGACACTGGGAAGCCTTTTTGACGGTATCGCAGGTTTTCCACTGGCAGCAGAACGGCAGGGAATAAAGACCGTATGGATAAGCGAGATTGAAGCGAATTGCATAGAGATAGCAAAGCGGCACTTCCCGGATGCGGAGAACCTGGGAGATATTACCAAGATTGACGGGGGAAGTATTCCGGCGGTTGACATTATCAGTTTTGGAAGCCCTTGCCAGGATTTAAGCGTTGCAGGGGGACAAAAGGGGCTTGACGGTGCCCGTTCCGGCCTGTTTATGGAAGCGGTGCGGATAGTAAGGGAAATGAGGAAAAAGACAAATGGAGAATATCCAAAGTACATTATATGGGAAAATGTGGCCGGGGCTTTTTCAAGCAATAAAGGCGAAGATTTCCGCCGGGTCCTGGAAGAAATCACAGAAAGCAACATTCCAATGCCTAAAAGTGGAAAATGGGCAAATGCCGGAATGGTTGGAATTGAGAGAGCAGGGGGGTGGTTCAGTGTACCGCATGGCGGATGCTTGATGCTCAATTTTGGGGAGTGCCCCAACGTAGAAAACGTATCTACCTTGTCAGCGATTTTGGAAGCGGACGTGCCGGACAAATACTTTTTGAGTGCGAAAGCGTGTTGGGGTATCATTCGCAGGGCACAGGAGAAGCAAAAGGAAATCCCAACCATATTGAAAATAGCGTTGTTGGAACGGATTGCAGAGGAATGGCAGAGGAACCAGGCGGACAAATGAAATTAGATTTTGGCCGAACCGCAGACAGAATTTACATAAATGCCACAAAGAGCGTAACACTTATGGGACGTGCCGGGGGCGGCGGTGGGAAAACAGGGCTTTATCTTTTGCCTGTTTATACGATTGCCGGAAACGTGATTGGCCGGAAAAGTAGCAACGGCGGAAACCAGACAGGCATAAACAAGGACATTGCACCGACATTGACAGGGGCAGACAGACACGCCATAGCATACGCACAAAGCGGATTTGCGGAGTGGAAAGAGGGTGTGGGCACATTAAAGCGGAGCCGTGGAGCCGCCGGGGGCGGAAGTGAAACATTGGCCGTGATAATGGAACGGATTGCAAGGGTAGTAAAATACCGTGTCCGCCGCCTTACGCCGCTTGAATGTGAACGTCTGGACGGCTTCCCGGATTATTGGACAAGGTACGGGGCAAGCGGCAAAGAAATGTCCGACAATGCCCGTTACATGGCCCTGGGCAATAGTATAGCGGTTCCATGTGCGGAGCGTGTTTTTATAGGCATAAAGAAAGCGGAAAGCGAGGAATAAAGAATGAGAGAAAAAGGGCTTTATTTTGCGGCAAGAGAAGCGGAAGAAATAGGCTTTTCTATTGCACTGGTGTACATACCGCAAGAAAAGGATTTGCAGTTTTCTATTATGTTTGGCAGTTACATGGTTGCTATTGGGTGGACGTTTTAAAAGAAAGGAAAACAGAGCATGACAAATTTAGAAGTATTGTTATTGATTGTAATTTTATTGGTAGTCATAGGCGGCGGAGTAATTTTATACCTGGCACTGGCCGGGTTAGCCATTATCTATTCAATGGGTGCAAATGAAAGCCCAAAAGGCCGCCGTATCTTCTTTGGCGTCCTGGGCGTGGTTATGATAATTGCCTTTGTATGTGTTTCCATTTATTTGCACAAGTACGGGTGGCCGTTATGAAGTTACGGGAATTTCTGACCGTATTTGAACAATCGGACAGATTACGGATTGTAAAGAATGAAAAGGACGTTTATACGGGGTTCCTGGCTCTTATGACACACGCCGGGGGCGTGGAAGAACTTATGGACGCAGAGGTTAAGCGGTTCAGACCAATACCGGAAATAAGACACAAGGAATGGCATAAACGTGGGCTTATGGCACCGTTGCAACCGCAGGAAACACCGGAATATTCCTTTTCAGATTTGCAGATGAACCTATATAACACAATTTATTTATAGGAGAACGAAACATGGCAGAAATGACAATAACGGTAAAAATAGAAGATTTACCGGAATTTAAGGCCAGGCTTGCCAGGATAAAGAAAATTATGCGGCGGCGTGCCTGGGTAAACGGTCATAGGACCGGGAAAGCGAGGAAAAGCACATGGAAAAGAGCGTGACACCATTAAACGGAATTGTGGAGCCGGATTTTTTGGAATACCTGGACAAGACATTTAAGCGGTGGCAGCAGTTGGCCGCCCAGGGCGTGACGTTAGGCAGCCGTGAGATTGCAAAATTGACAAATACCGTATACGGGGCGAAACTTAACGCCCGTTATGGATTTGAAGCGGTCACACGCCGGGAACCGGACGAAGAGGGCCAGGACCGTTTTACCCTTATGATTTACAAGAACCGTGAAGCGGTGGAAAATGACCCACCACTTTATCATTTCACAACACCAATTCACAGATAAGAAAGCGAGGAATTTAACATGGGATTTATGGACGGATTTACAAGTGACGGAACCGTGGACATAAAGCACACGGAATATTACAACCTTATGAAAGAAGCGGCAAAAGCGGAATTGTTGAGTAATGCGGTAAAAGCGGAAGTGCCGGGCTTTTATATCCAGGCAATGATTACCGGAGAAAAGCCGGAATTTCTTAATGAACTGAAAGCAGAGGAAGAGGACACGGGCTTTCATGCAGAATATGAGCAGATTACCGGGGCGGTTGTTTCCATATTTGAAGCATGGCAGAAAGAAAACGGCGTGGAGAGTGCCGCCACTTCCTTGCACCGACTTATTGACACACTGGAACAAAACCGCATTGACGAATTAAGGACGATTGCGGAAAACCAGGAAGAACACCGGGAGAAGATGAAAGCGGCGTTTAAAGAAATAGAAGAAACCATGGGAGCCATGGAGAAAATGCCGCCTATTACCGTATGTATGGATTTTGGGAGTAAGAAAGGCCGGACGGCAGCAGGAGAGCCGGAAGAGGGCAAGCAACAGAACCGTGATTGTTGGAGTTGCCGGACGTGTGGAAATACAAAGCCCATAAGTATGGACGTGGATAAATGCCGGGAGTGCGAGGACGGGAGCAAATACACGGAAGCGGACACACCGGATGAGAAAAGCCACGAAATGGAGAGCGAAGAGGAAAGCGAGGAACCGGACAATGGCAATGAATGAGTTAAGAAAAGAAGTGGAAGCCACCGCAATGGCGGAATTAAACCGGGCAAACGCAAAGTTTCCTTTATTCAATAGCACACATGAGGGTTACGCCGTCATTTTAGAGGAAGCAGAGGAAGCCCAGGAAGCAATGGAAAACGTAAAAACTTCCCTGGCCGTTCTTTGGGACCGGGTAAAGGGCATAGAAGTAGCGTGCTTCCTGGACGAAGATACCACACCAACGGCAATTTTCCACCAGGCCATTGACGCCGCTTGTGAAATGGTGCAGACGGCGGCCATGCTTTTAAAGTATGAAATGAGCCTGGGAGAAAAGGCAGGAGAGAAAGGAGAAAACACACATGGCGATTTATGCGGTTGATTTTGACGGCACACTGGCAGTTACCAGGTTCCCGGAAATCGTGGAGCCGAAACGGAAGATAGTAGCGGCGGTTAAAATGCTCAAAGCAAACGGCCACAAGGTCATTCTTTGGACGAGCCGGGCAGGGCGTGACCTGGAAGCGGCGGTGGAATGGTGCCACGCCCAGGGCTTAGAGTTTGACGCCGTGAATGAGCCTTTGCCGGAGCAGGTGGCAAGGTGGGGGAATGACACAAGAAAGGTTTATGCGGATTTTTACATAGATGACAAAGCCATGAGTGTAAGCGAGTTGGAAGCCATTATGGACAAAGTAGTGGACATTGTGGGCGAGTATGTAAACCAGTAGCAGAAAGGAAAGACGGAACCATGATAAAGCGGATAATTGGGGCGTTATACGGAATTTTTTTAGAAGAACCGTTGAACCGCCTACATAATTGGCAAACGAGATTTGAAAAAGAATATCTGAACTATTGCCGGACGGGGTGCAAGAATTGTTACAAGTGGAATGGTTATTGCAGGAGCAAAGCAAGTGGAACGCCCTATAAGAAATTCCGCCGGAAGTATCACGATATGAGTAAATATCGCACGGACGTATAAGCAGGAAAGCGAGGAACTTAACATGGGAAACACTATTGCAATGATTTTAGGTAATGAACGCAGCAGGACAACACCGGACTTTATCCGGGGTAGCAGGGTCCGCCGCCGTGAAGAATTTGAAAGTGCAGAGAGCGGCAGGGACATGGCCGTAAAAAGAGAGGTACGGGCCATTATGGCCGCCATTGACAAAGAACTGGGGAACTATCAGAGTTTGGCGGAATTGGATTTTAGAGCAGGATTTGTGACCGGAAAGATTTATGAGAAAGAAGCCGCCGGGCTTATCACGCCGGGGTATCGTGCGGAACTGATTAGAATTTTATACGCAAAGTATGAAACCATTAGAGGATTGGAAAGTGAGGGCGTGTAATCTATGGACAGACCTTTGATTTTTGTAAATACAGACAATTTTCCTAAATTTTGCGACAATCGTTGCCTTAATACGAATTGTAGCAAACACATTTCAAGACTGGCAGGACATTCCGGTGGTGCAAAGATAAGCAAATTAAGAGAAACGCCGGATTGTGAGGGCTACATATCAAAATGGAAAAAATCACATGAGGAAATCCAGGCGATACAAAAGGAAATGAGAGAAGCAGGGATTAAATAAGGGCAAAGCGAAACCCGGTTGCAAGGTGGGGAACCAAAACAACCGGGTTGGAACTTAACACCCATATTATAACACAAGATATAGAGGAAATAAAGCGGTTTTTTCTATATATAGGAAGAAAGGCGGAAATTATGGCATTACGGATTATTTCAGCGGCAGCAGGAGCCACAATATTGATTTTGGCGGCCCTGGGCATTTTGGGTTATGCGGTAACGGCAAAAGCCTGGAATGAATTATTTGACTGATTTTTAGATAGAGCGGCACCGCTTCCCCGTCCTCGTAATGGGTATTAACAAACCGGACACCCTATTGAAATTATTTATATAGGGCATAAGGGGACCCAGGAAAAGGGCAGGGAGAGGGGTTTTACATAAAGGTGGGGAACTATGAAAAAAAAACTCTATGACAATTACGATTATGAGGAAGCATACCAAAAGCAGATAGCGAACCTGGAAGAATGGGAATTGGAAAGGTTGATGAAAGACGGAAAGGTGGAGTGCCTTTATAGGACAACCACAACCAAGTCCGAGAACATCAAAAGCGGCACCATTCTGTTAGAAGCTCAGGTGTACCCGTCCTTTAAGGACAAAAAGGACGTGCCAGTGACAAAGCAGAAAAGGGAAACCAGGCCGTCACAGAAGAGCCTAAACGACAAGAACGCCCGGCGTTATCTCATACGCCTGGCAAATATCAATTTTGGGAAAGGGGATATTTGGGCCACGTTTGGGTGGAATGATGATTGTTTGCCGGATAGCGAAGAGAGAGCCAGGAAAGACATACAGAATTTCATTAAGCGGATAAACCGCCGCAGGAAAAAGGCCGGGCTTGAAAATGCAAAATATATTTATATCCTGGCAATGGACGGCTACAAAAGGCCGCATTTTCACATTCTGTTATCCGGGGACGGGGTGGACCGGGACGAGTTAGAAGAATTATGGGGAAAATGTGACAGACCGAACACACGCCGGATAAAACCGGATGACGATTTTTTAATAACTGGCCTTGCCACATACATAACACAGAACCCACACGGGACAAAGCGGTGGTGCCCGTCAAAGAATTTACAGAAGCCGCCGGAACCAAGCCGCAGTTATTCAAAATTCAGAAAAGCCGGGGTTGAGAGAATGGCAAAGGATTTTGAAGAGTTAAAGGCACAAATGGAAAAGGCTTACCCAGGTTATAAATTCCTGGACGCAGAGGTTAAGTACAACGGCTACAATGCGGCGTTTTATATTTACGCCCGTATGGTAAAAGCAGGAGCGAAAGGAGCGAGACAAAGGAAATGAAAACGGTAGCAATTATTAACTTAAAGGGCGGCGTTGCCAAGACCACAACCGCCGTGTCCCTTGCGGAATTACTGGCAGAGGGGGACAAGAGAAGAAAACGGCCTGGCAGCAGGGTATTGTTATTTGACAACGACAAGCAGGGCAACGCTTCACGGATTTTCGGAGCGTATGAGAGGGAGCAGGAAGCCGGGGCGTGCCGGATTATTAAGACCGGACGCATTGCCGGGAACATCAGAGACACCGAAGTGGAGAACATGGACATTGTGACGTGCAATTATTTCATGGAGTTGGCGGAACTGGAAATAAAGGCCGACGCCGTGAACACGCAACATGGGCGTTATAAGTCCGCCCTGGGGGAAATAGACGGGAAATATGATTTTTGCATTATCGACAATCCGCCGGATTTGGGCATGAATGTAATAAATGCCATGGTGGCAGCAGATGAAATAATAATACCCGTTTGCCTTGACGCTTATTCACTGGACGGCCTGGAAGAGTTGGTGGAGCAGATAAACCAGATAAGGGCACTCAATCCAAAAACCAGGCTTGCCGGGGTCCTCATAACGGATTATGAGAAGTCAGACACAAGCGAAGCGGCGGAAAGTTGGATAAGAGCAAAGAGCGGTTGTCCGGTATTCTCCCAAAAAATCAGACATTCCAAGAAAGCAAAGGACGCCACATTTTACCGTTTAACGCCGTTGCATTATAGCATACGCAGCGGAGCCGCCCAGGATTACAAAGCCTTTGCGGCGGAATATGTGCAGAAATTTGGCGGACCGGCAGCAGGGGAAAGGAGTTAAGGGCATGGCATTTAATATTTTGGACATTATGAACGCCGCCACCAAGGCGGAAGCAGGACAAAACCGGGATTACCAGGACATTGTGGTAAATTACCGGGATATTGTGGTTACAAAGCATAACAAGTATAGCATGGACGAGTTGCAGGAGATAGCAACGGGCATAGAAATGGACGGGTTGCAGCAGCCCCTTGTATTAGGCCGTGTAAACGGGGAATATTGGTTGGTTTCCGGCCACCGCCGCCTGGGCGGTATTAAAATCCTGGTGGCAGAGGGAAAGGCCGGGTTTGAGAATGTGAAATGCCGCTATAAGGACATGACGGAAATAGAATTTAGAATTGCCCTTTTGGTGGGCAACACATTCAACCGGAAAATGACGGATTACGACCTTATGACCCAGGCCGCAGAGTGGAAAGAGGTATTGACCCAGGCAAGAAAAGAGGGGCTTTTAATCCTGGAAGCCGGGGAGCGGGTCCGGGATTATGTGGCCGCCGTCATGGGGGAAAAGGTGCCGAAGATACGGACCCTTAACACCATTCACGACAACGCCACGCCGGAAGTCAAAGAGCAGTTTAAAAACGGCAACCTGGGGATTACGGCGGCCATGGAAGCGGCAAAAGCGGACGAGGGCACCCAAAAGGAGATTGCCCAGGCGGCAGAGGATAAGGGCGGAATGGGAGCCGAGGAAATAAAAGCCATGACAGAGGAAAAGAAGCACCGAAAGACCAAGGAAGAGGAAACCAGGGAAGCCAGTGTGTCAGATACCGACACAACCGAGGAAGAAAAGGAAAACGCCAGGAAGTTGCACGCCGTAAAGATGATTGAAAAATATTATACCTGGTTAAATGACGAGGAAGTGGGCATTTTGGAACGTATGTTGGAAGATTGCAAGCGGCGTAAACGGGAATACGCCATTGAAGAGGATTAAGGGGGTTTATACATGAAATTGCAGAACATGAAGAGAGGGGAAACCACGGAACAAATAACGCTTTTTAACTGGGCAGAGAATAACAAGCATATTTTACCGTGCCTTTCCCTCATGTATCACATTCCAAACGAGGGAAAGAGGACAAACGGGGCAGTATTAAAGGCCATGGGTTTAAAGAGCGGCGTGCCGGACGTATGCTTGCCAGTGCCAAGCCACAATTTCAACGGCCTTTACCTGGAAATGAAATACGGGAAGAATAAGACCACAAAAGACCAGGAAGAATTTATGGCGGCCTTGCGGCAGCAGGGCTATAAAACGGCGGTGTGTTACGGAGCGGACGAAGCAAAGGCGGAAATCATGGATTATTTGCAGGACCCGGACAAAATGCCGCTTTCCAAGTGTTTAAATGCCCCATGGATTAACGGGCGTTGTGACGGCGTGCCAGTGGTGGGGCATATGTTCAGCCGGGAGCCTTGCCGGAATTGTGAGAAACACGCACAGACAAAGGCAGAAACAACACTGGAAACCAACATGGAAGCAGTTGACGGAACATTTAAAAGGCCAATCATAAAGGCTATTATAAATCTTTCCGCAGGGGAACCATTAAAAGGGCTTTCCCTGGGGGAAACCTTAGAAACAATAAACAAAAACCTGGCCTTTTTGGTAAAGGGGCAGCAGTTGACGGTTGAACAATCGGCGGCGGTGCTTACCGTTGCCATGGAAGCCTATAAACGGGCGGAGAAGAAAGGAGATTAAGCCATGACAAAAAAACGGACAGACGGCGGCCATGAGATACCGGAAGAGGATTTAAGGGAAATGGAGCAGGAAGAGGGCCGGGAAATGCCGGACGGAGTGGAGAGCCAAACGGGATATTGCCGTTTTTGCGGTCAAGCCGGAATGGTTCACACATTGACCGGGTGGAGCCAGGAAGATGTGGACGAAGCCGTGACGTGCAAGTGTGAGTGTGACGCCGCCAAGAAGTACACAGAAAGCAAAGAACGGGTCCAAAAAGCAAAGAGCCGCATAACGGAACTTTTCGGAAGTACCGCAGAAAGACCAATAGACCAGGATGTGGTTACGGTCATGCTTAACGTGGTGGACGCCATAGAAGCAAAGCACATGAAAGGAATAACCATTGACGTAGGCCAGGGCGTAAAAGCAAAGGTTTCCAAAATGGCAAAAGAAAGCATAAAGGTGGAGAGGCAGGAGACTTCCAAGAAAATCTATGAAGAGTAACGGGGGTGCAGAGGATTGGTAAAACTGGACGCCGATATTAAAGCGATAGCCCGTAGTATCATACAAGGCAATGAGAAGAGAAAAAAGAGAATAAAGAACGGCCAGGCAAGTGCCTTTGATTTGCAGGCCGCCCAGGTTGTAGACAATGCCTTGCGTGGTACGTGTGGGAATATTGAAAGCGTCCGGGTACGGCGGCAAATGCAGGAGAAGATTTATAAGAGCATTGTTTATAATATGCCTTATGAGTACATAGCAGACGCATTGTGTGGCCGCCGCCAATTCTATGAATACCGCCAGGAATTTATTAAACGGGTAGCGTCTGCCATGGATATGCTACCGGAGCAGAAAGGACAAGAACATGGGAATTGATTTAAGCAGATTTAAAGTAGTGCATGGGGACAAGGTATTTAATGCAATAGCACTTATGGACGTGCATATGCCGGAGAATGTGGAGTGGGATAAAAGGGACATAGTTTTGAAACCGAAGTTTATTGATATACTGGCAATCAATGAGGACGGCAATATTATTTCAATCCATGATGAAGCGTGGACGTTTCAGTTTATACCCATTGTGGGGAAATAGCCAGGCGGCAGCAGGACACAAAGTAAGTGGGTCAGAATGTCAGAGTGTTTTATATTAACATAGGCTTGTGGGTAGGGTTTACCCATGAGCCTATCAGCATGAGGGAAAGGACGGTGGCAGCAGATGAAAGAATATGCAAAGGACTTCTACAAGTCAGCGGCATGGAAGAGAGCCAGGCAGACAGTTATTAAACGGGCCAATGGATTGTGTGAGCGGTGCAGAGCCGCAGGGCTTTATCGTCCCGGTGTGATTGTCCACCACAAGGATTACATCACGCCGGAGAATATCCACAACCCAGGCGTGACCCTCAACCTGGACAACCTGGAATATCTTTGTGAGGATTGCCATAACAAAGAGCATAAGGCAAAGCCTAACAATCGTTATCGGTTTGACAGTGACGGAAAATTATTACCGCCAAAAGGAGAAGAGCGGAGGACCACTCCCCCCGGTGGGTTGATTTTGGACGCCCCCACAAGAACCGAGGGAGATACCTCAAAAAAACTCTGCAAGGTCGCACGCATATGAGGGGGGTTAAAATTTGGCAGAAGATACAAAAACTAAGACGAAGAAAGAACCTAAAAGGGCAAACAAACTGACAAATGCCCGGATAAAAAAAGAGATAGAATTTTTACAGTCAATGTTTGCCGGGATTGATGACGAGGACAAGAAAAGCCTTGTAAATTCACTGGTTGAGGAAGCGGCCTTTTTAAAAGTGGCGTGCTTCCAGGCAAAAGAAGAATTGAAAAAAGAGGGACTTACAACGGAAACGGTAAACGCTTCCCAGAAATTTGTAAAAGCCCACCCGTCAGCCACGATTTATGAAAAATATTCACGCCAATATACGGCAATTATACACTCACTTATTGAGTATTTACCGCCGAAAGAAAAGAAAAATATAAGCAGATTGGCAGCGTTACGGAATGGATAACAACTATATTTTCCAATACTGGGCAGCCATAGAAAATGGCACCGTGACAGTAGGAAAATGGATAAGAACCATTTACAAAATATTGGTGGACGGATTAAAAAGTGGCAAATGGGACTATGACGAGGGCAAGGCAGAAAAGGCAATAAAATTCATAGAAAACTTTTGCCACCATTCCGAGGGCCGTAACGATTTACTGAAATTGGAACTATGGCAAAAGGCCATAGTAAGTGCCATTTTTGGCATTATGGATAAAAAGACCGGGTACAGGCAGTTTAGAGAAGTTTTTATTGTTGTAGCCCGTAAGAACGGAAAAACATTGTTTGCCGCAGCAATAGCGGCATACATGACATACATAGACGGGGAGTACGGGGCAAAGGTTTATTTCCTTGCACCGAAACTGGACCAGGCAGAACTTGTGTATGATGCCTTTTACCAGATTGTACAGGAAGATGACGAACTGGACAGCATTACAAAGAAACGCCGAAGTGATATTTACATCAAAGAATTTAATACAAGTGTAAAAAAGATTGCTTTCAACTCAAAAAAATCAGACGGTTTCAACCCTCAAATGGTTGTGAATGATGAAATGGAAGCGTGGCCGGGGGACCAGGGATTGAAACAGTATGAGGTTATGACTTCCGCCCTGGGAGCCAGAAAGCAACCGCTTATTTTATCCATATCAACTGCCGGATATATCAATGACGGAATTTATGATGAATTGATGCGGCGTGCAACTTCATTCCTAAAAGGCAATTCCAAGGAAACAAGAATTTTGCCGTTCCTGTATATGATTGATGACATAGAGAAATGGGACAGCATAGAGGAACTAAAAAAGAGCAATCCAAACCTGGGCATTTCTGTATCAGAAGAATTTTACATTGAGCAGATAGAGATTGCCAGAGCGTCATTATCAAAGAAAGTGGAGTTTCTCACAAAATACTGCAATATCAAACAAAATTCAAGCGTGGCATGGCTTGACTATTGGGATGTAATGAAAGCAGTTAAAGAGGACGTAGGCATTTCCCTGGAAGAGTACAGGGGTTGCTATTGTGTGGGCGGCATAGACCTTTCACGAACCACAGACCTTACGGCGGCATCAATCGTTATATGGAAAAATGGAAAATGGAATGTGATAACAAAATTCTATATGCCAAAGAAACGGTATGAAGTGGCAGTAAATGAAGATAATGTGCCATACAACATTTACCGGGAAAAGGGATTTCTTGAAATATCCGGGGAAAACCAGGTGGATTACAAAGATGTGTACAAATGGTTTATTGACCTGGTAAAGGTATATAAAATAAGGCCGCTGAAAATCGGATATGACAGATACAGTGCAGGGTATTTGGTGGATGATTTGAAAATGGCCGGGTTCCAGACAGATGATGTTTACCAGGGTACGAACTTAACGCCGATATTAAACCAATTTGAGGGAGATTTAAAGGACGGAAAGTATAACCTGGGAGATAATACACTTTTAGCATCCCACTTTTTAAATGTGGCCGTTGAAATCAACATGAATGATAGCAGGATGAAGCCCGTTAAGATTGAAAAACGTATGAGGATAGACGGGGCGGTTTCCGTGTTTGATGCAATGACAATGGTTTCAAAATACCACAGCGAGATTGGGAAGAAACTGTTAAATGAAGCGGCGTAAAGAACGCCAGGCAGCAGTCTTTTAAAGTGGGTCAGAATTTTAACACGAACAAATTTACAATAGGTCCATGGATGTGTTCCATGGGCTTATTTTTTGAGGAAAGGGGGTAATGTTACGGGAATTATAGCCAATGTATTTGGAGCCTTTAGGGCGAAGTACAGACCACTTTTATTGAGCCGCGGCGAGTATGTGCCAACGGGAACCCTACGGGACAATGATATTGTGGGAGCCATTGCGGATGCCATAGCAAAGAACGTGGGAAAATTACAGCCCCAGGTCATCCGAAAAGATGAAAAGGGAATGACAATAAAAAATGATTATCTGGCAAGGCTTTTGAAATTAAGGCCGTGCCCGGAAATGTCAACGTATGATTTTCTTTACCGCATAGCATCAGACCTGGTTTATACATCCAATTCCTTTTCTGTAATTTTTTACAATGAAGATTTTACAAGGGTAACAAGCATACAGCCGATTACAACAAAGAGTTACCGCATTTTTGAGGATGAACACAACAACATTCTTTTCCGCTTCCGTTGGGACTATGACGGGGAAACCTACACGGTGCCTTACCAGAATGTCATACACATAAAGGCAAGGTACAACAAAAAAAGGTTCCTGGGAACGTCCCCAGATATTGAGTTAAAGCGAAGCCTGGACCTTATAGAAACGTCCGGGGAAACAGTAAAGAATATTGTAAACCGTTCCAATTCACTTGCCGGATATTTGAAATACAACAACCTGGCAGATAATGAAGAATTAAAACAAATTGCAAAGGATTTCCGGGACGCATATATGAACGCCGACAACGCCGGGGGTATTGCGGCGATTGACAGCACAGTGGATTTTAAAGAAATTGCACAAAGAACGCCAAACGTGCCGACAAACCAGATTACTTTCTTGCGTGATAACGTATATCGCTATTACGGAGTAAATGAAAAGGTTTTGACTTCCACACTGTCAGACCAGGAATGGATTAGTTTTTATGAAAATGTCATTGAACCCGTGGCAATCCAGTTGGGTTATGAATTTACATTTAAACTTCTGACACCAAGGGAAATTGGATATGGAAACAAGATTGAATTTACAGCCAATCTTTTGCAGTACGCCACATTGCAGACCAGGGACACCATAGGCGGAAATATGTTTGACCGTGGAGCCATGACAATAAACGAGTACAGAGCATTGATGTATTACGGGCCAGTGGATGACGGGGACGTGCGTATGGTGTCACTTAACTATGTAAAAGCAGGGGACCAAAGCCTTTACCAGGTGGGAAAAGAAAACGGCACAGAACCGCCACCAGGGCAGCAGGATAAGCAAAGAAAGGCAATGGAAGCGGCGGCTCGTGCTTATTTTGAAACTATGAAAGGGGGTTAATAGGATGCCGAGGATAGAGAAAAAGTTTATTGCTTGCAAAGATGCCGCACACGCAACGGTGGGAAAATTCTATGAGTTTAAGAACGCCACAGAAACTTCCGTGGACCTGTATTTTTACGGGGATATTGTGAGTGACTGGTGGGGAGCCTGGCAGGAAGAGGACCAGTACCCGGAAGCAATCAAAAATTTCCTTGCAGAAGCAAACGGCAAGGACTTAAACATTTACATCAATTCCGGCGGCGGTTCCGTATTTGCAGGGATAGCAATTTACAATATGTTAAAGCGTTATCCGGGAAAGAAAACCGTCCATGTGGATGCACTGGCCGGGTCCATTGCTTCCGTGATTGCCTTTGCGGACAGTGAAGCACCCACTATTCCGTCAAATGCTTATTTGATGATACATAAGCCGTGGGCCGGATGCGAGGGAAACGCCATAGAAATGCGGAAAATGGCAGACACATTGGATGCCGTGGAAGCCGGGATTTTAAGCGTTTATGAAGAACACCTGGCAGAGGGCGTGGACATTAAAACCGTAAAGAAACTAATGGAAGAGGAAACGTGGTTGGACGGAACCAAAGCAGCGGAATATTTCCAGGTAAAGGTAGGGGAAGAAAACACCATTGCGGCAGCGGTGCAGGACTTTACAAAAATGTATTGCAGAAATGCACCAAAAGACCTGGTGGGAGCCGGGGCGGCAGACAATGAGCAATTGCGGCAGCAGGACCAGGAAAAAAGAAAAAGTATTATTGCACTTACTATGGCACACATGGGTCAGTAAGGAAATTGAAAGGAGAACAGACAATGACAAGAGAAGAGTTAATGAAGATGTCTAAAAAGGACTTAAAAAACAGACTGGCAGAACTGGGAAAGAAAGCCCAGGCATTAAGCGGCCAGGAATTGACGGATGCCATGGATGAAGCCAGAAACATTGGGGAAATCCTGGACGAGATTAAAACCCGTGAAGAACTTATGGCGGCGGCAGCGGCAGCAGGAAGCAATGACCCGGAGCCGGGAAACGGAAGCGAACCAGGAGAGGGCGGCGAAGAGCCTAAAAACCAGGTAAGGGCGAAGAATGGAAAAGCGTTAAAGGACGGAAAAGCAGTTTCTTACAAGGCAAAAGTTCTGGTAAATCCCCGTAACGCAATGACCACAGAAAGGGTGGCAATGCCGCAGCATAGCAGTGCAGAGATTTCCCCGGCGTTCAATAATGTTTCTTCCCTCATTGACCGTGTAAAGACCGTACCACTGCCGGGCGGCGAGAGTTACAAACGCCCATATGTTGTTTCCTACGGGGACGGAGCAGGAAGCACAGCAGAAAACGCAGATTACAACGCATCCGAGCCAGAATTTAATTATGCGGAAATTGTGCGTGAGAAAATCACAGCATATGCAGAAGAGCCGGAAGAAATGGTTAAATTGCCGGATGCAGATTATGACGGCGTTGTGGAAGAGAGCGTGACCCGTGCAATCAAGCGTTACGCATCACGTCAGATTTTGGTGGGACCAGGCGGAACTGGAAAATTCCGTGGTATTTTCTTTAATCCTACGGAAGAAAAAGAACAGGTCATTGACCCGGCAACGGATATTACAACCATTACCGCCATTGATGACGGTACACTGGATGAAATTATTTATTCCTATGGTGGGGATGAGAACGTGGAAGATATTGCTGTGCTTATTCTTAGCAAGAAAGACCTTAAAAAGTTTGCAAAGTTGAGAGATAAGCAGGGCCGCAGAGTTTACACCATTGTAAACCACGGGAACACGGGAAGTATTGATGAAGTGCCTTATATCATCAATTCCGCTTGTGAAGAGATTGGCGGAACCGCAGACAAGTATTGCATGGCTTACGGTCCTATGAGCAATTATGAAGTTGCTATTTTCTCTGATATTGACGCAAGAAAATCTGAACATTACAAGTTCAAGCAGGGACAGATTGCATACAGGGCGGATGTGTTTATGGGAGGAAACGTAGTTGCTAAAAACGGATTTATCCGTGTAAAGAACCCCAAAGTGTAAAAACAGCAGGAAAGGCGGCAGAGCATGACAAAGGAAGAATTGATTGCAAAAGCCAAACTGAGGGTGCGTAAAACATCAAAAGATATTCTGGACGAGGATGTGGGGCAGCTTGTAGAAGTTGCCCTTGCAGACTTGAAAAGAATTGGTGTGCATCCCTCATATTTGGAAGAGTTAGAGGACCCGTTAATTGTGGAAGCCGCCCTGGTTTATACAAAAGCCAATTTTGGGAACCCAGAAAATCACAATGAACTAATGACATCATATGACATGATTTGTACGAAAATCAAAGGCGGTGGCTACCATAGAAGCAGAAGTTAAATTACTGACAAAAAAGAACCAAAAAGAATACCTGGAAAAGGTAGTATTTGGGGAATTAAACCCGGTTGGACGTGATGAATTTACGGCAGCAGGGCAGAGGGATTATAAGGCATCCGTCATGGTGGAAGTATGGGGATTTGAGTATGAGAACCAGACAGAAATTGAGATTGAGGGAAAGAAAATGACTATCTATCGTACATACGGGCCGAAAAGCAACGGGAAAATAGAACTTTACGCAGGGGAAAGGGTGGGAAGAGGTTGAGAGCAACCATTGACAACCTGGACGAAGCTATAATGGCGGAACTGGAAAACTGGAATGAGGAAATTAAACGTGCGGTAAATGAGGGATTGGAAGAAACCGCAGCCGTGGCAGCAGAAACACTAAGACAGGGCGGACCATACCAGGAAAGGACCAAAAAATATACAAAAGATTGGACGCATGGCGTAAGACAAAAGAGAGCGTCAGCGGTTACAGGGCTTAAAGGGTACACGGTGTACAACAAAAAACATTATCAGTTGACGCACCTACTGGAAAAAGGGCACCAGTCAAGAAACGGCGGAAGAGTAAAGGCGTTTGAACATATCGGACCAGTCAATGACACCCTGGGAGATTTGGCGGCCCAGAAGATAGAAAGAAAAGTGAGGGGATAGGATGACAGCGGAAGAATTGATACAGAGGGCAAAGGATTTTTCCTATAAAAATAACGTGCCAATAACCAAAAATCAGTTTGAGGGAACCGTGGATGACCCGGTGCCACCACTTCCGTATATGGTTTATCTTACACCACATGAAACGGGAAGAGGGGCGGACGGATTAAACAATCTAAAGGCCCAGGAAATTGATTTTGAACTTTACACCATGGCGGATGATGAAGAACGGGAAAGATTGGCGGCGGCGTTTGAAATGGAAGTGCTGCCGGATGTGGAGTATGACGCATATCTGGCCCCGGTAGCAGATGAAGATTGTTACCAAACTGCTTATGAAGTAAGGGGATTATTGAAAAAGACGAAAGGAGCAAAGAAAGCATGAACAAAGAAAGCATTGTTTTAGGTTCTGGCGATTTGTATTGTATGAAATTTACGGGAGTGGGGGAAGCATTGCCGGAAAATACAGTGATAGAAACAGAAGAAAACCGCCTGGGGCATATCAAGGGTGGTGCAGAAATTGAATATGCACCGTCATTCTATGAAGCCAAAGACGATATGGGAAAGGTTTCTAAGGTTATTATCACAGAAGAGGAAGCAACCCTTAAATCTGGAATTATGACATGGTGCGGTACTACATTACAGAAGTTATGCCAGACAGCCAGAGTGACAGAAGATGCGGAAAAGAAAAAACGTATTGTAAAAATCGGCGGTATTGGAAACGCAGACGGCAAAAAATATATTCTTCATTTCGTACACAAGGACCCGGCGGACGGGGATGTAAGGGTTACGATTGTAGGAAATAACCAGGCTGGATTTACCATTGCGTTTGCCAAGGACAGTGAAACGGTCATTGATGCAGAGTTTAAGGCACAGCCAATGGACAAAGAGGGCACTTTAATTCTGTATGAAGAGGATATGGACGCAGCCGCAGAATAGTAACAGGCACACAGGCGGCCGGGGAATAGATACCCAGGCCGCCTTTTTGGATAAGGAGATAAAAACATGGCAGTAAAAGAATTTAATTGCAACAAACTGAAAAGAACATTTTGGCCGTTCACTTTAAAAGACAAGGTAGGAGAAAACGGGGAAGTCCTGGAAAAAGGAAAGAAAATTGTGGTACGAATGCCACAAAAACAAGTATTTGAAGCAATCAAAGACCTAGAAGAAATGGACGAGGAAAACGCCAAAATTGAAGATACAGACAGCATTTACAGATTGTTGGCGGCGGTGCTTAACAACAATATGGGAAAGGTGCCTGTAAAGGCAGAAGATGTGGAAGATTATGACATTGAAGAATGCACCGCAATTCTGAAAGCCTATATGGAATTTGTGGACGAACTTAAAGCGGACCCAAACTAAAAATGCCCTTTTATCCAAGGCAGGATAAAGGGGATGAAATACCATACACGCTACACACCAGGCCGGAAAAGTTGGTAATGGATTATTGCCATATTGACATTTACGAAGTACAGGAAATGGAAATTGATGTGTATTTGTTTTTTATGCGTGAAGCAATGATTTTTGAAAATTCCAAGACCGAAGAGGGACGGGAGTATTTAAAGAATTGTTGGCGTTTGGAGCAGGAAAAACCAGACCGTGAGGGATTACGGAAAAACTTTAAGAAGAAAGGGGGTTAAACGGTGGCAAACAACATAAAAGGAATTACCATTGAGATTGGTGGCGATACAACCAAACTTGATAAAGCGTTATCTGGTGTGAATAAAGAAGTGAGAAGCACACAGGTGGAACTAAGGGAAGTAAACAAACTTTTAAAAATGGACCCTAAAAACACCGAAGCACTGACACAGAAGCAAACACTTTTGACGGATGCTATTTCAGAAACCAAAGAAAAATTGGATATTTTGAAGAACGCAGAAAGTCAGGTGCAGGCACAATTTGCACGAGGGGAAGTTTCAGAAGAGCAGTACCGGGCATTAAAACGAGAAATCGAAAAAACAAGTCTGGAATTGGCAGATTTAGAGGAAGCCGCCAGGCAGACGGACAGTGCAATTGAGCAGTTAGGAAATGCCGCCGAACTTTCCGGCGAAGAACTGAAAGAAGCCCAGGAAAAGGCCGGAACCTTTAAAGACAAACTGGACGGAATGGCGGACACGGCAGTAACAGCGGCAAAGGCGTTAGGTGCCGGGTTCGTGGCAGCCGCTACATATGCAACGAAGTTTGAAACGGATTGTGACAAAGCCCTAAACACTGTAATCACACAGACCGGGGCGGCGGATGCGGAAGTTGAGGGGTTGGAAGAAACCCTTTTAAGCATTTACAAGGACAATTTCGGCGAGGATATAAACGATATTGCAACGGCCATGTCAGCGGTGAAGCAGCAGACAGGGCAGACCGGGGAAGAACTGAAAAACACCACGGAACACGCCATTTTAATGCGTGATACCTTTGATATAGACGTAAACGAAAGCATCCGGGGCGTAAATGCTATGATGAAACAGTTTGGCATTTCCGCAGATGAAGCATACAACCTTTTGGCACAGGGGGCACAAAAAGGATTAAACCAGAACGGGGATTTGGCCGACCAGTTGGCGGAATATTCCGTTTATTATGCTGATTTGGGACTTTCTGCCGAGGACGCTTTTAATATGATTGCCAACGGAGCAAAAAACGGTACATTCCAGGTGGATTACTTAAATGATGCTGTGAAAGAGTTTGGCATAAGAGTGAAAGACGGAACGGCAGATGACGCATTTAAAACCCTGGGGTTAAATGTTGACGATTTAAAAACAAAGTTTGCACAAGGGGGAGAGGGTGCAAGAGAAGCGTTCCAGATTGTAAATACGGCCCTTTTCTCATGCGATAATGAAGTGCAAAGAAACCTTTTGGGCGTGGCACTATACGGAACCAAGTGGGAAGATTTGGGAGAAGATGCCGTGCGTGCCCTGGTAAATACACAGGGAGAGATTACCGCAACCAATGACGCACTGGGAACGATAAACGAAACAAAATATGATGACCTAGGAAACCAGATTGAGGATTTAGGGCGGAATATCAAGGTTGACATTATAAAACCCGTTGGCGAAGAATTAAAACCAGTTATCAGCGAGGTAATAGGAGAGGTAAAAAGCAAAATCCCAGAAGTAAAAACCATTGTGCTTGCGGTCATCAGTAAAGTAAAAGAATTTATTTCTTTTCTGGCAAAGAACGGTCCAACCATTATTTCCGTTATTGCCGGAATAGCAGCAGGATTTTTGGCGTGGAATGTGGTTAGTATTATTCAAAGTGTAATTACGGTGGTAACTGGATTGGGCGGTGTATTGCCTGCCGTAGCAAAAGGAATAAAACTAATAAATGCCGCAATGAAAGCAAATGTAATAGGAATTGTAATTACCGCAGTTGCGGCACTTGTGGCCGGATTGATTACGCTATGGAATACCAACGAAGATTTCAGAAATGCCGTTATTGGAATTTGGAACAAAATAAAAGATGTGGCAACAACGGTATTTGGAGCCATAGCGGATTTTTTTACCGTAACAATTCCAAACGCATTTAACAGTTTCATAAATTTTGTGAAATCAAACTGGCAAGCACTACTTTTATTTATAGTAAACCCGTTTGCCGGGGCGTTCAAATTGATTTATGACAATTGTGCTACTTTTCGTGAATTTGTGGACAATTTTGTGGCGAATGTGAAGCAATTTTTCCAAAATTTATGGGACGGGCTTGTTGCAATATTTAAAAATGTGGGCCAGTGGTTCACGGACAGATTTACAGAAGCATATAACGGAGTGACAGGCGTATTTGCATCCATAGGGCAGTGGTTCGGTGCCAGGTGGCAGGACATTAAAAATGCCCTGGCGTTGGTGGCAACCTGGTTCCTTACCATGTTTACAAACGCATACAATAACGTGACCAGTGTATTTGCGGCAATCGGTTCCTGGTTCGGTGCCAGGTGGCAGGATATTAAAAATGCCCTGGCGTTGGTAGCAACCTGGTTCCTTACCATGTTTACAAACGCATACAATAACGTGACCAGTGTA